GGTGATTCCATATCGTTCGTGACCAACTGCAAGCCACGTCCCAATCCCGTCGCGGACGGATCGACGCGCATACGCATCGGCGGCGGTTGGTCGAGGTGGACGCCAACGATGTAGCCAGACGGCATCCAGCGCCACTGGCTCACCCAAACGCCCGACACACGGCCGATGATCTTGCCCGGCACACCGGGAAGATTGAAAGGCACATCGGTGTTGGTGCCAACGCGAATGAAGCGATCTTCGACCGCATCGAAGTTGGTCAGCGCCTCGGTTTCAGCCGCCTCGTCAGGATGAATGAAGGCGACGATGTTTTCGCCGCCCGTCATGTCCCCGAAATGTTCATCCAACTCGCCGCGGATCGTCGCAAACGGGTTGTTCGTGTTGCTGATCGCCGCCGCAGCGTAACCCGATTCGAGGAAGTGGTTCTCGGTCGCATCGGCTTCGCTGCCCAGCACGGGGGGGTAAGTCACCGTATCGCCATTCGCCAACGGTTGGATCGTAAGCGATCCCCGTCGCGGATCGATGAAGGTGGTTGCCACGTTGTTGAACGCCCGTTTCAGAATCTCGAACCGGACGGTGTTTGTGTTTTGAATGATCACTGTATCAACATGACGCTGCAACTCCGCCGCCGACATGTATGCCATCGTCACATCATCGCCGGCGATCTGTGCGCCGAAATCTTCCAGCGGGTAGGCGACATCCCATGAGCCGCCCGCCTTGACCGCGCCTGATTGCGCCGAACCGCCGCGGCGCTGCAGACGTCCGCCGCCGGGCAGCTTGTAGCGCTCCTGCCAGACTTCGATTTCCGCTTCGACAAACACGCGCAGCGCGTCCGCCATGTCCATGTTCGCCTGCGCCACGTATGCCGTCGCGGCATCGAACACAAGCCGCTGTCCGATATTTTCGATATACGTAGTTTCCAGATCATCCATCGTGATCGCGCCAAAAAGCTGTGCCATTTTTCAGTTCCCCTCTCTGGCTACTACGCCCACGTGGTCGTCCACTGGACATCGATAAATAAGACCTTCGTCAGGCTGTTGTCGGACAAGCTGACGATGCGCCCGACGGGGACTGTCATCGTCCCAACGCCATCCCCCAGCGCGCCCGCGGTGTCGCTGAGGTACGCCAGCGCGTTCGCGTTCAAACCGCTGACGGTGTATCCGAAAACGTGTCCACGGTGCAGGACGCTGACACCTTGTCCCGCGCCACCGCCGCTCAGCGCAATGCCGCGAAACTGCTGCTTGCCCGCGGCGTTCGCATCTGCGACGCCGATCTTGCCCGTCGTCAAAATATACACTGCTTGACCTTTCGTGATCGTCTCCGTCGCAATGTAATCGTGGATGTCAGCTTTGGCCGGAAAGATAACTGCGACCTGTGTCGCCGTCATAACGATGTCTGCCATGTTTCATCCTTTCTAAAACCGAACCAGCCTTTTTGTTTCCAATCGTGCTGCCGACATGTCACCCGTCGGCGCTTTGCCGACCGCGTTAGATGGTGATCCGACGCCGCCAGCTTTGAAGAAATGCGCGCGAGCCAGTTTCGCATCGGCAACCAGCGCGTCGATCTTCTTGGCATCCGGCGCGCCGTCGGCGTTCAACGCGGCAGCGTATGCGTCAGCAGCGTATGCCTTAGACCACGCCACGACATCCTCAGCCTCGACCGCGCCCGCCCGCGCCGCTGCCGCGCTGACGGCGCTGTGCCGCTTATCCTCAAGCCGCGCCGCGCGTTCGCCGTCAAGCTGCGCCTTGAGGTCGTCGCGTTCCTTCGTCGCTTTCAGCGTCGCGTCGGCAGCCTTCTGCGTCTCCGATTTGTCGGCGTCATCACGGTTGCGCGCCGCCTTCAACGTTGCCTTCAGCTCGTCGGTGTTATCAACGCTCAATTCCTTCAACAAATCGGACAACGCTGTCTTGCGTCCGGCGTCACGCGCTTCACCGGCGATCCGATTCATGGTGTCTTGCGTGATCGCCGCTTGCCCGCCCGTTGTTTCCGGTGGCGTCTCCGTTGGCGCTTCGTCCGCACACCATGAACGCCGCTGTGTCAGATCGACGCTGTAGCGCGCGTCAGTTCGGCGTGCCGCTTGCTTCACCTGCCGCATATCCATGCTCCTATCTATAGCCGCCGTCAACCGCCGGCGTTGCGTATGACCGCGTGCGGAATTGCACCGCTGTACTTGGCGCGGGGATTGTCTTCCAAAGTTACTCTCCTACCCACAATTCGCTGCACGGCACGCGCGGACGATTGACGATTTGCCACGAATGCGGACAATTGATGTGTCGCGGGCAAGGAAATTTATCCACGTATTCCTGATTCACGACGCCCGCGGCGAACCGCCGTGAGCAGTCCGCGCATGACGGCGGCGGACCAGAGAACACGTAACGCAGCAATGCGCTATAGTTCCGGCTGCGAAACTCGCGGCGCGCCGCTTCTGAGGTCGTCACGGCTGTATTCAGCGCAATCGAGGTGCGTTTCCATGCGCTGCGCTGCCGCGACCACGTATCTAGGTTGGCATAGTAGTATTGTCGATTGCCGCGCGCGTTCGCGGCATAGAGGCGTTCAATCTGACTTTCCAGATCGCGGTTGTGCGTGCGCGCGATTTGTGCCGCGTCCGAGTCGGACGCGCGGCGTAGTTCCAGTCGCGAATCCGCGCCGGGACTGCGCACGGCTTGGTTACAGCCCGCGGTCCGCGCTTCGAGCGTGATCGCCGTCTGCCATGACCGCGTGCGCATGGCATAGATTTCGTCTGCAAGCGTGCGTATGTCGTCGTCTGCCATGCGATACAACAGCCCCAGCGTTTGCGTCAGTCTACTCATCGACCAACGCCGACCACTCGTCGTCCGACAAGGCTTCGAGGCGCGCACGACCGCGCGCTGTCACCAACGCGAACACCGCGCCAACGGCTTGCATCGCCAGCACTGCATCCGCCTGCCGTTCAGGTTCGAGCGTTTGGAGGATGACCTCTGGCGACTCGCTGCCGGGGTTGGCGGCAGCATTCAGCATCGCGCCGATTTGCGCCGCGCCCACCGCGTCAACCCGCAGCGCCGTCAACAATTGTTGTAATTGCGTTCGCTGTTGGCGCGACAACGCCGGAAGGTATCTGCGCTTGGTCATTGGCTTGTTCCTCGTCGTTCGTTGGTGTGCCTAGCAGCGCCTCGACAGCGCCGCGCACGGCGTTGCGCTGTGCCACCTCAGCCGCTTCTTGTGCCGCCGTCACCACGTCCTCGATCTCCGCTGCGCTGTAGGCGAGTTCTTTCAACATCAGGCGTTGGATCGGCGGCGGCTGCCCGCTGACGGACGCCAGCGCCGTCAGCCGATCTTGCGACGATAAGCTGTCAGCGATTACCGGACGATCCAGCACGTGCATGTCGATCTCCCCGCTCGCGTAACTAGCGAGGCTGAACGACTCGAAGCCACGATAGCCGCCGACGCCGCCGACGCTGACTGCCATTTGCAGCGCGCGCACGAATGCCGCGTCATAGTTGCCGCGCGCCTCTTGGATGCGACCAATCGCGTCGCTGTACGCCGCGCGAATGCCCGGCGCGGTGAACGACCCGCCTTGTTCGCGGACGCGCTGCAATGCCAGTTCGGGCATGTCGCGTTCCAGTTCCATCAGCATATCCCGAATATTTGCTGATGCGCCGGGAATGTCGAGTGGGAACACCATGGCAAACGGCTGACTTTCGGCGGGTCCGTAAATCGCTGGCACTTTGTCGCGGTCGTCAGTCGATGCGACGAGTTCGGTGTTTGCGCGCACGCCGGCGAAATACCAAAGCGCGTTGACCGATTTTCGAACCTGATCATTCAGGATCGACGCGCTATCGTTGATCTCGTCGATTTTGCGCAGCGCACTATGGAACGCATTGCCGCCCCACTCGAACCCCATGTCCGCGTGCTTCGCCAGTACGAGAGGTACAAAGCCGTATTCGTTCGACCACTCGCTGACGAGCGCGCCGCTAGCATCGGCATAATACGCAAAAGGTTTGCCGTCGCGCAAAGTTTGAAACCGCTGGGCGTCGATCATTTCGGTATACGTGTAGCTCTTATCCGGCGTCCACGTCATCCGATCCGGGAGCAACACCGACGCTGACGGCGGCGCGGTGATCTCGTATTCGATCACGACCGCCTTTACATCCCCGACGCTGTTGGTGTCCACTGCCTTGATCTTGCTAGGGTGCAAGACTTCAAGCCGGACTTTTTGCGCCGCGCGATCATCGACCACCTTCAAACCTACATCTCCGTATAGCGCGCCCTGCCGCACGAACAAAGACTTTTGTTCGGACCAACGCGACCACGTGTATACATTCCGCAGCGCGCCCTGCAAAGCCTTATTGTCGAAGACCAGCGGTATCGCGCCGCCAGACAGGTGTTCCATGTCGAGGCTGCCGCCATAGACATAGCTGACGAGGAGATCGTTTTGACGCTTGACCGGGTTGTAAATCGCGCGGATGTGCTTGTACAAGCTTTCAAGGTGCTTGTGCGAGGCTGACGACAACGCCAAGCGCGAATAGACCGTGTTCGCATAATAATGTTCGAACATCTGGTATCGCGAAAGCCGAGCACCGTAGGCGTCCCAATTTTCGTCAAGCGCGACGAGCGCGGCTTGATTATATGCCATAATCCCGGCGCGGGCTGCTGTCATAATCCGACTCCACCAAGCCACATTGTCACCCCTACCCTCTGTAAGCACTCAGCGCATCCGGCGCGCTGGACTGAGTCAACACTCCATCGCCAGCGAGCATGGAATACGCGCCGCTGAGTGCATCAACCTGATCGTCATGCGCGGCAGCGGGGAACATGGCAAGTTCGTCGATGAAGGCGCGATTCCATGCGCCGCGGACTAACGTGACGCGACCTGTGCTGCACCGCGAGGCGACGGGCGCGGCGCGCGTGTACTTGTCGCCATATGGAGCTTTTGCGTCCATCGCGTATGCGCGCATCCGCTTATCGCGTAGCAAAAATTGCAATTGGACAATGCCCGCTTTTTCGGCTTCCAACCTTATCGCCACGTTGTATCCATCGATCCGCGCGTTTTGCACAATTGCCTCGTGCACGTCAGGTAGCTCTTTTTGAGCGCGCCAGACATCTAACACGACGATACGTTCGTCGTCAGTCACGCCGAGCTTGAGCCCGACGCTGAAATCGGCTCGGCGATCTTCGGTGACTGCCAAATCGTAAAAACGCACAACGGTTCGGCACACAGGCGGCGTATCGACAATCTCAATCGCTGCGGTGGCGAATAGCCCGCCGCCAGCTGGTTTGGGCGATTGTTGGTACAGCGCCTCCCATTCGAACAAATTTTGTTCGCGTATCTTGCTCAGCGTCGGCAAATCGAATTTATTTATCCATAGCGGTTCGCCCGCCATGCGCGGATCGTCGGGTTGACGTTCGTCAAGCGCGATCGCGGGCAGACTCAATATTGTCCAGTCACCCGCATTACTACTGTCCAACAATCGTCCGGCGAGGTCGTCCTTGTGCCAGCGCGTGAGCGTAATTAGTATTCGCGCATCCTTTTCGAGGCGGGTGTAAAACGTCGATGTATACCAGTCCCACAGCGCATTTCGAAACGTCGCGCTGTTGGCTTCCTTCCTATTTTTTACCGGATCGTCAATGATGCCGAAGTCACACCCCATACCCGTTATTCCACCGCCGACGCCGGCGCTTCGGTAAAATCCGCGCCGATTTACGATCTCGAAAATGTCGGAGTTTCGCAGGTACGCGGCTTGTGCCGAACGCCCATTGCTGCTGAATAGCCGCGTTTGCGGAAACAACGCCGCGTAGGCGTCCGCTCCGATAATTCGCTGTACGTCGCGGTTCATCCGGCTGGCAAGATCGGCGCCATACGAACACGCAATAATGCCAGCGTGTGGTTGTCGGCCCAACACGTACGCTGGGAACCGCCGCGACACCAGTTCGCTTTTTCCGTGTCGCGGCGGCATGAACACCAACAAGCGACGAATGTCGCCGCTCAGCAACCGATCCAAGTGTCGACATAAAGCAGCATGATGCCAGTTGGCGTCGTAATCCGGTTTCGTAAACTGCGTAAACGCCAACATGGATCGACGCGCGTACTCGCGTCCGATTTCGCTGCGAACATCAGTCTTCGAGACTCCGGCCAAGCGCCTCAAGCTGTTCGATGGTGAGGTCGCTGAAATCGATTTTGAATCCAATCGCACCTCCGTCTCGTCCGCTGAATTCCGTTCTACTCGGCGCGTTCAGCCCCAACAGTTCGATCCGTGCTTTTTCCGCTTGGATCGCGCGCGCGAAATCTTGCACTTTCATCGACTTCGCGAAGATGCGATCCAAGCGCGCCATTGCTTTACCAAGTTCGTAGCTGCGATCAAACCTCGACTCTTGCTTGATCAGATCAGTCGCCTTCTGCAGATAATTATCAATGGCGTCATGCGTCAGCGCCCAGGACTGCACCGTGTCGTCGTTGAGGATGTCGCGCCGTTTCGCGCTGTTGACGAGGAGCGTGTAAATGTGCGTGACACGCAGTTCGACTTCAGCGTTTGTGGACCGTTTCCGCGCCTCCATCAAACATCCTTTCGAAAAACGCGGTCACGAAAAAGGCGTACACGTCCGGCGACGACGTAATTACATATTGCTCACAGCGCGGCTGTGCGCTCAGGTTCGCGCTACCCGTTATCACGCAGGTTCGGTCGCCTGTCGAATCGGCAATCGCAATACACTTCACATGATTTTTGAACGCGAGAAATCGTGCGCGTGGCGCGTGACGTTGAATGCCTGCAATCAGCCGATTGCACATCGCAGACTCGCGGGTTTTAAAATATGTATCCGTCACCACCGTCAGCCGCACCAGCCGGCCATCGTCAAGCATGTCGATCATGGACTTGGCGTGCTGTGCATTCATCGTCCATGTGGAGATGTAAGCGACGCACGCTTTGCCGTCCAG